CCATGTTTATATTGCTTCAGACTTACAGATTGCTGGTGCAGCTTCAGCAGATACTATCTCAGCAGAATCTCGTATCAATGCTGGTACAGGTCTTTATGCTGGACCTTTAGGAACATATTCTGAAGGACCAATCACTTCGTTAGTGTCAGTAACTTCACCTTTAGCAACTTTTGCATACGCTTCTTGTGGTATTATGGATGCCGTGTTGATGACCGATACAATTAATTCAGGAATATTTAATTCTCATGTGCATATCGGTAACAAAGGTTTCCCAACAAGTCCACCTACATCTGAATTTTTTGGAGTTTAATTATGGCAATGGTTAATAATGCAACAGGTGTATACACAACATTAGGTTTTAATTTTAATGACCCTAATGGTGATATTCAAGTATTATCAGCTAATACTCAGGCACACTTAAATACAATGCCTGCTTTTATTACCTCTTGGCAGGCTCAAGATATTGCTAGTAATTCAGTAGGCAATTATTTTCAGAATCCGGTAGCAACTCCAGTAAACAATATCATCACAATATCAAATCAAATATACATTTTGGCCAATTCTATTGCTGGTAATGCCAATTCAACATTTTCTGGTACTGCCAATTTGGCACCGCTTATTCCTGCTGCTCAGACTTTAAATATTACAGCAAGTTCATTCCTGGCACATACAAATAGACTTTCTGGTGTAACACCATTCACAGGAACAGACCAAACTAATCCATACTATACTAATGCAACCAATTTTGGTAAAACTGCATTGTATATTACCAATCAAACAGACGGAATCATTAATAATTCACCTATTTTAGGTAGTTTTACTAGTATTCTTGTTGGTCCCCAGATTAGTGCTAATTCCAATACAATTACTTTAGATTATTCAACTTTGGCGGCTGGGGTAACAGGTAATACATTATCCAATACTCAGGTTTCACAAATTGTATCGGATTTGACTAATACAAATAGTTTTTTAAGCACCAGACAGAATGGTGATATCACATATTTTGGTAATTTACAGACTTTTGTAAATAATTACAATACCGTAAAACAGTTCAGTAATATGGGTGAAACACAAACTTATTTGATTAATAATTTCATTGGCACACCAAGTTTAGTCGCTAAACTGAATTCGTAAGGAAAATTCAAATTTTTCGTTCCGGCCCCGAAATATTTCCAAAGGTATCCTGAAGTTTCGGAACGTGTTTTACTCCAAGGCTCTATAAATAAAGAATGGCACTCAATCAAAAAATATACTCAGATATTGATTTCACTTTCACCAAAAGACCAGGTGTAAAGGATGTCGCTCTAAGTTACGACAATCAAGCGGTTATTAGGTCAATTCGTAATCTTTTATTGACAAAACACTTTGAAAGACCATTTAATCCTGAGTTGGGCGCCAATATTGACGGTTTATTGTTTGAACCTATTTCTCCAATCACATCTTCATTATTGGAAAATGAAATCAAAACAACAATACAAAATTTTGAGCCAAGAGCCAAATTAAATCAAATTAATGTGACTCCTAATGCTGACAAAAATGCTTATAATGTTTATTTAAGTTTTTTCATAGAAAACGCAACATTACCAACGACAGTAACACTTCTTTTAGAGAGAAATAGATAAGATGGCCGGCGCAAACTCTAATATTCAGATTACGGATTTGGATTTTAATAAGATTAAAACTAATCTTAGAACATTTTTACAATCACAAGATACACTTAAAGATTATAATTATGAAGGCTCTGCTCTCTCCACACTCTTAGATATTCTCGCTTACAACACTCAATACAATGCCTACTATTTAAATATGGTGGCCAATGAGATGTTTTTAGATTCAGCATTATTGCGTAGTTCTGTGGTATCTCATGCCAAATCTTTAAACTATGTTCCAAAATCTTCTACTGCTCCAAAAGCAACTATCGATTTAAATGTATATGGTGTGACTTCTGGTTCTTTGACTGTTCCACAATTCACACGATTCTTATCTGAAGCAGTTGATGGTGTGAACTATAACTTTGTTGCAACAGATTCAACTACTGTCAATGTTGTTAATAATACTGCAACTTTTAATAATCTTTCAATCAGCCAAGGTATCCCAGCAACATTAAAATTTACTGTTGATTCAGTTACCAATCCAACTTACACATTTGAGATACCAGAAACCAATGTTGATACTTCAACCATTTTAGTTACAGTTCAACAATCTGGTTCAAACAATGCTTCGGACACTTATACATTAGCAACAAATTTTTTAACATTGACAGGTTCTTCATTAGTATACTTCTTACAAGAAAGTATGACAGGAACATATCAAATTTATTTTGGTGATGGCATTTTGGGTAAACAATTAACTGATGGCAACATTGTTAATGTTTCTTATATTGTAACAAGTGGCACATCCGCCTATGGTGCAAACAACTTTGTATTGATGGACGCTATTTCTGGTTATGCAAATAATTCTGTAACTCCAATTACCGCAGCAACACAAGGTTCAACAAAAGAATCCATTGATTCTATTAAGTTTCAAGCACCCAAAGCCTACGCAGCACAAAATCGTGCAGTTACAAAGAATGACTACATCACTTTAATTCAGCAAAATAATTATGGTATTGCTTTAGATGCGGTCAATGTATGGGGTGGTGAAGAAGCTAATCCACCACAATATGGTAAAATCTTTGTTGCAGTAAAACCAACAGGCGGATATTCTTTAACAGACAACCAAAAACAAATTCTTGTCAATGATGTGATTGCTCCTATTTCTGTATTGACTGTCGTACCACAAGTTGTGGATCCAACATATATCTACCTTTTGTTTAATGCTTCGGTATTAGTTGATTTTAAGAAAACAGTATTGACATCTTCACAAATTCAAACATTAGTCACTAATGCAATTAAAACATATTGCAATGCAAATTTAAATACATTTAACTCTACATTTGTTGTCGGTGATTTAATTCAATACTGCCAAAATTTAGATAAATCTATTATTGCAGTTGACTTTGATGTATTTTTACAAAGACGGGTAATTCCCACTTTAAATTCTACTCAAAATTATACAATTGATTTAAATGCACCCATTGAAAACGGCATTGGAGATGAATCACTTCAAATCACTCCATCATTCTCAACATATGATTCTGCTGGCAATTTCTATTCGACAGTATACTTTGAAGTTGCGCCAGATTCTACTACCAACATTGATACCGTCACAGTAGTTTCTGGTGGCACAAATTATACTTCACCTATCGTCACTATCTCAGGCGATGGTACTGGTGCAACAGCAACCGCAACAGTAGAAAATGGCGTAATTACTGCTATTACTGTTGTTACTGGCGGAACTAATTATACTCAAGCGTCTATTGTTATTACTGACCCAACAGGTTCAGGAGCTTCAGCGATTGCAGTTCTTCGTGGCAACTATGCTCAATTGCGAACATACTATTTTGTTAATGGAGTTAAGAATATTTTAGGAGGTTCTGGACACAATTCATCTCCAGGTTCAGTAGACTTTAATACAGGTATCGTTACTTTAAATAGTTTTGCACCAACAGCACTAAACAATACTGATGGAATTTTACGGGTAAATGGTTATGCTGCCAATCGTATTATTTCTTCTACTTACAATAAAATTATTACATTAGATAATAACGACCCATCAGCAATTACAGTTAACGTTACTGCAAAGTAATTCATGTCTTATATCAATAAAACTTCGTTACTAATACCATCACAGTTACCAGAATTTGTTCGGGATAATCCTGACTACGCCACTTTTGTTACTTTTTTACAAGCATACTATGAGTGGATGGAACAAACCAATGGCGTAACATATGGTTCTAAAAATTTACCCAACTACTATGACATTGATACTACATTAGATAGTTTTCTTCAATACTATGAAAATGACTTTCTTTCATTCTTTCCTGAAGGTTCATTAGTAGACGAAAGAAAACTTATTAAAGTTGCAAAAGAGTTATATCAATCTAAAGGCACTCCAGCTTCTTATCAATTTTTGTTTAGAGTTCTTTATAATTCTGATGTTAACTTGTTTAACGCTTCCGATTATATTCTTCGTGCTTCTGATGGTAAATGGATTGTAACAAAATCTTTAAAATTAGCATCGATTGATCCTAACTGGTTGCAAACAATTAACTATCGTTTGTTTGGTACAACTTCTAAAGGTTATGCCACGATTGAAGATGTTATTATTGGTAATACAAGCACACAGATTGTTCTTTCTGGTATTGATAGAAATTTCACATCTGGTGAATTTGTTACCGTTGTAGACATTCATAATTCACCAGTATTGTTTAACGGCAATACTCTCACAAGTCAAATTATTGGTTTACTAAATTCTGTTGTTGTAGACCCAGCACATCCTGGTTCAGGTTATAATGTTGGTGACCCCGTAGTATTCTATGGCGGTTTAAATCCTGCTGTTACTAATCCTACGCCAGCATCAGGATACATTTCACAAGTTTCTGGTGCATCAATTACATCGGTTAATCCAGTTTACATCGGCCAAGGTTATAGGCCTGGTAGTTATACATCAATGCAAATTGGTTCTGGCTCAGGTACAGGATCCGGCGCATACGATATTGCAACAACATTTGACCCAAATCCTTATTACATTACTTTAGTTAATAATGATATTATTGGCGCAAAAGCAAACACACAAATTGGTGATGGCTCACATTTAGTAACATATAATTTTGCCAATCTAACAAGTGCAAATTATAATACTCAATTACAAGTAGCTCTTGGTTTTCCCGTTCTCAATACTTTTGGTATTTTAGGAACAACAGTTACATCAGGTGGTACAGGATACGATGCAACAACCACAGCAAATGCTACTGGTTATTATCAAACTGCTGGCGGAACATTAGAACCATTACCTAGTTTAGGTATTTTGGCGCCCGTTCAAATTGCTGCTGGTGGTATTAACTATCAAGTCAATGACAAGATTGTATTTACTGGCGGTACAGGTTATGGCGCTCATGCCAACGTAACAAGTGTATTGGCTAATGGTGCAATTGCTCAAATAACTTATGTGCGTGACCCTTCTGGTGCTACTGCTTACCCATTGGGTGGTATGGGTTATAGAACGGAACAATTACCAACAATATCAGTCAATACGGCAACAGGTTCCGGCGCATCACTTTATATTCCTGGTTTAGTTGGTGGTGATGCAACATTTACGATTAGTTCAACTTCTTATGGCCAAGTTCAACAAATCACTCTAACAAATGCTGGCCAAGATTATATTTCTGCACCAGGAATTTCTTTACGAGTAGAAGATTTATTGGTAAAAAATGTCAATGTGTTTAATCAACCAAAACAAGGCGATATTATTTACCAAGGATCCGTAACATCTGAAACATTTACGGCCAATGTAAATTCAATTAGTATTAATACAGCAAATTCTTCTAATTCTTATTTCAGTACCTATAATTTAAGAACATATGATTACAATGGTCTATTTAATCCTAATGCTTCAATTTATGTTCTTCGTAATGGTGTTGATATTGGTGCCAATTTACAATTATCTAATACAACGACAGGTATCTACACCAATGGCCGTAAGATTTATGGTAATGGTTCTGCCAAAGCAATTGCTAACTTCTTAAATGGTATTATTACAGGTGCTGGTTTCTATCAAAATGCTGACGGACAACCTTCTGCATATTCCGTATTAGAAAATTCAACTTATAATAATTACACATATATTCTTCAAGTTCAAGAAGCATTAGCTAAATATAAAAATACCGCATTATCATTCTTACATCCGTCAGGAATGAATTACAATGCCGTCAATTTATTGAAGAGCAAAGGTTCATTTACATCGAACATGATTGGTGAAGAACTCACCATCAAACCATTAAGTTATCTATTAGGCACTACGAGTTATGTGGCCAACTCATCACCTAATGCTTCCAATACAGTTGTCATATTCACCAATACTTCTGGTGCCAATGTAGCCAATGTGGTTCAAGCGAACTCATTCTTAACTATCTACACAACTTATGGCAAACCTTACTATTCTAAGGTAACAGGAGTTACTTCTAACATAATTACATTACAAGATGATTGGATTATATCTGTTCCAAATGTTGCTGTGGCAAGCGCTTCCGCCAATTCAAATGTCATAAATATCAGCAGCCTTACTAATGCTTGGAATATTGCTACTGGTAACATTGTATCATACATTAGTGACTTTATTCACATTTATGATTCAGTATCATTTGATGGTGTAACATATAAGACCATCACCCATGTAGACCAACCAGATGCTGGCACCAGAATATTTGTCAATTCTGCTTTCCCATCAGCTCAAACTGGTTACCTAAGCTTTAAAGCGAACGTAATATCAAGTAACGTATGGGTGAGTGGTATTACCTCAACAACAGAAACAATTGATATTACTAATGAAAATGACAACCCAATCACAACAGAAAGTGGAAGTATACTTCTAATAGGATAAGAAATGAGTTCAGTAAAGATTTCAGGACTGCCCACCAGTTCTAATTTAAATGTCAATCCAGCGCAATCTATATTTCCTACTACCGATTTGGTAACAGGACAAACTACACGCATTGATGCTAAGAGTTTAGGTACTACGCTTTACGCCAACAACAATTTAACTGTTGGTACTGGTGGTATTCTTCTTCCTAATCTTGTTGCACAGTTTACAGGCATTTCTAGTGGTTATACACAAGTTAATGAACAAAATATTAACAATCAAGGTACTGCTGACTATATTGTAACGGCTGACATTGGTAACGATACGAACTACTATATTGATATGGGTATTACCAACTCACAATATAGTAATGTAAATCCATTTAATTCATTAGGCACAGCAATTGAACCACTCTCTGGTTACTTGTATGTTACAGGTAATACAGTAACTAATTCAAGTGGTAATCTAGTTATTGGTACAACAAATCCAGGAACAGAAACACGAATTTTTGCTGGCGGTGTTAATGATAATAATGTGATTATCAAAATTAAATATAATGATGTTAAATTCCGTCAAAACACCATTGTAAACGTAGCAAACACTCTTTTAGTAAACACCGTTACATTCTATGACGGCACTTCAGCAAATAGTTTTTCTGCTGTTGCAAATGCGACAAATAGTATTGTTTATATTACTGGTGTAAATACATCACAAAACACCAATATTCAAGCAGCATTTAATCGTGCTAACTTGGCCAACTCTATTGCTAATACTGCAGTTCAAAACACCGCAGTCGTTCAATTACAAGCATTGACATTGACAGGCAATTTGATTGCTAACTCGGTGGGTCAAGGCATCTTTGTTGATTCTTTCACATCAAACAATGCCACATTTAGCAAGAACATGGTTGTATTAGGCAACCTTCAAGCTAATACATTACTAGGTAACATTTTCTTCTCTAATGTGGTAACAACAACTTCACAATCTAATACCATTATTTGGTACCCACAAGCATCAATACCACCACAACAAGTTGGACAGTTGTTTTATTATAGCAATACTCAGTCGTTAATTTTAGATACAGACATTGCTGGTGATAGATTGTCCATTTCTAAAGTTCTTTTCTTCCGTGGTTATAATAGTACCGGTTCAACTATTCCCGCCAACTCATTTGTTCGTTTAACGACAGGAGTTACAACTAACAATATTCCATATATTACTTTGGCTGATGCAACAAGTTCTGCTAATGCAACTGTTGCTGGTTTTGTTAAGAACGCAATTGCAAACGGCGCTTATGGTTTTGCCTACTCACAAGGCATTGTTGAAGAATTTAACTCAACCGGTTTGGGCAATAGTGGTGATATTCTTTTCTTATCTACAACACCAGGTCTTTCATCTAATGTGGCACCAGGCGGTGCTAACACAGTAGTTCAATTAGGTAGAATCATTGTAAGTGATGCTGTTCAAGGTAAAATATTCATCCAAAATCAATTACGCCAAGCATATGGTAGACCAAACGGACAAGTATTGTATGCTTATGCCAATAATATTATTTCAAGTAACTCAATCAGTATCAATGACTCAATCGGCACAGTTAATGCAAATAATATTATTGCAAATACTTTTGTGTATAGTTCTGCAACTGCAAACTCTGGTGTAACACAAACTGGTAGCAGAACAACTGCTGTGACCGCAAACGGCATTTCTGGTACAATTATTGGTTATTCTGGAAGTGGATTTCAACACGGTACAGGATATGTTTTCACAGTAAACAACAATCAAGTTTTACATACGAATGATATTGTTGTTGTTTCGGTTCAAAGCACTACTTGTCCAATACTTAAAGTTTCTGTATCTAATACTAGAGTAGGAAGTTTTGATGTTGCTGTATATAATGCATCTCCTGCAGGCAATGATGGAAGTTACACAGCGAATATAAACTTTGGAATAATCAGAGTCGGTTCCTAACGAATAAATAAAACATGGCAAATACAGTAAACGGAATATTGACAACATACGGCTCGGTTGTAGAGGTAGAGTTAACCTATTTCTTCTCAATTACGGCAGCTGGCTTCACGCCTAATGCTCAATCGACTTCGTATTTCTTCATTGGTAAACCTGACCAATGGCCAGACGATAATAATCCGCCCATTCCTACACAAGACCAAGCCTATCTTAAACAAACATATAAACATATGTTTGCGACTAAATTAATTACTTCGTCTAATTTATCACCTGTCATTCCTCGTATTGATTGGACCACAGGCACAGTATATACACCATATACTGATTATGACGATATGTTCACCTTTGATTCTAATGGTATCATTACAAAGCCATTCTATGTTCGTAATCGATATGACCAGATTTTTAAATGCTTGAGTAATGGTAATGGTTCTGCTTCCACGGTTGAACCTGTTCTACAAGCTGGTACAACAGATGCAACACAAACTCTTTACTTATCAGATGGTTACAAGTGGATTTATGTAACAACTATCGATAAAGGTTTGAAAAAGTCTTTCTTTGATAATCAATGGATGCCATTGGCAGTAGGTATCAATACTCCTAATCCATTAGTAACTGCAGGTTTAGGTTCTATCAATGCAATCAATGTGACCAACTCTGGTAACGGTTATTCTAATGGTGTGACTACTACTGTTGTTACAATTAATGGTGATGGTCAAGGTGCAACTGCTTATGCCAATGTATATAATAATATTGTGCAAGATGTTATTGTGACCAACACAGGAAACAATTATACATACTCAACAGTTACAATTTCTCCTCAAGCAGGTTATGCAGGTAATAATGCAACTGCTAATGCTATCATTTCACCTATTGGCGGTCACGGATATGATCCAGTATCAGAATTAGGTTGCAATCATATCATGTTATCAACAGAAATTGATGGTTCCGAGAATGGTAATGTGCCTACTGATGTAGCATTCCGTCAAGTCGGTATCATAGTTAATCCTTTATTGATTGACGGAACTGTACCTACTGGTTCAGTTTACAACACTTCAGATTTGGCAACCGTATCTTTTGGTTTAGGTTCTTTCAGTTCAGGTGAAACAGTATATCAAGGTTCAAACTTAAATAATGCTAATTTTACGGCTACAGTTTGTTCTTTTGACCAAGGAAACAATGTGGTTTCGCTGATAAATACAGTAGGAACATATACTTTAGGTGGTGCATTATATGGTGCAACATCAGGTACTTCAAGAGTTCTGTTACAATATACACCAACTAGTTTCTCTGTTGGTTCAGGTTATGCGATGTATTTTGAAAATAGACAACCCGTTCAGCGTTCACCAAATGGCAACGAACAACTCAGATTAGTTTTAAGATTCTAAGGCAGAATAATGATTAATTACAATGTAGATCCATACTATGATGATTTTGATCCTTCAAAAAATTACCATCGTATTCTTTTTCAACCAGGTCGTGCAGTTCAAGCTCGTGAATTAACACAGTCACAAACTATTCTTCAGAATCAAATTTCTGAATTTGCTTCAGCAATCTATTCCCAAAATACACCGGTTTCTGGTGGTCAAGTTACTACCAATTTAAAATGTAATTATATCAAGTTGAACACCATCTATGGTGGTTCTTCTATTGTTGCGGCCAACTTCTTAAATAAAACAATTACTGATTCTACTGGCACAATCAATGCTCGTGTTATTGCTACTGCCGAAGCCACAGGTAATGCAACTGTTGCTGGTGATCCACCAACATTGGTTGTAACTTATCTTTCTGGTACTCAGTTTTCTGATGGTATGACTGTCTACATTCAGACAGCTTCTACAATTTCTCCTGCTGCTACAACAATTGGTTCTACTGGTGGTACAACTTCAGTTGGTAATTCTTCTGTTGCTTCTATTTCTGCTGGTGTATTTTATGTTGTAAATGGTTACAATGAAATCATTAATGCGGATGGCACATCAACAAACTATTCTATTGGTAACTTTGTTAATGTATTACCTCAGACCGTAATTCTTGATAAGTATGACAATAATCCATCATTGCGTATTGGTCTGAATATTACAGAAAATACTGTAACAAGTTCACAAGATTTAACTTTATTGGATCCTGCTGCTGGCGCTTCTAACTATCAGGCTCCTGGTGCAGACCGTTATCAAATTATTTTAACACTTGAAACTCGACCACTTACTTTAGGTAATGATGATGGCTTTATTGAGTTGTTGAAAACTCAAACAGGTCAAACTCAGACACAAACTAATTCAACAGTATATTCTGCTATTGATGACTACTTTGCTAAACGTACCTATGATACTAATGGTGACTTTATTGTTAATTCATTTAACATTACACCATCTACCAATACTGCCAACTCACAACTCTATGACGTAAATGTTGGTCCTGGTATTGCTTATGTTCGTGGTTATCGTATTGAGAATCAAGCATCAATCAAGTTAACCAATTCTCGTTCACGCAACACAGTATCACAAAATAATAATCCTGTATTTGTAGATTATGGTAACTTCATCTATATTGATACAGTTAAAGGTTTGTTTGATGTAACTACATTACCTGCTATTGATTACCATTGTGTTCCTTATGCAAACGTATCAACAGCAAACACGACAGCATACAACGCAACTAAAGTTGGTTCTGGTTATATTCGTAACTTGATTTACGACCACAATGTTACTGATGCAAATACATTGTCTTATGTGTATCGTGCTTATGTGACGGACTTTACTGCAAATACTATTTCTGGTAATACCTCTACCGCTACATCAACAACACTTACCATCAATGATGTTTCAAATGCTTTCTCTAATGTGACTGGTGCTTATGTTGGCACTACGTTGTCTATTGATTCTGGTACCTCAGGTGGTGATTTAAGAACCATTACTGGTTATAATGGTTCAACAAAAGTAATTACTGTTAATAAAGCATTTTCTATTGTACCAGATACGACAACCAAATTTTCATTGAAGTTTAATATTGGTAATGCAAATTCTTTGATTAATCAATCTTCATTGACTATCAATGCTAAAGCCAATGTAAATGCTTCAGGCAAAACATATTCACAAACAGGTGGTGTAACAATTGGCACTACAAATGTTCAAGCTGGCGGAACACCAGAATTAATTTATAGAATTGGTTATCCATTCTTAGCTGGCATCAACAATTCACAATATAGTTCGACTGAAGTATTCCGTAGCAAATCATTCTCTAATGTATCCGGTGCTTCACAGATTCAAATTACATTACCTGTTGGTATTCAAAATATTGTTGACTTTGCTGGCGGAACAGGAACATTATCAACATCAGCTATTGAGCAAAACTATACTGTTATTTGTACCTCAAATGCTGGTTCTCCAACTATTAACGTAGGCGATGTAATTCCTTTTGTTACTGCTGGACGCTCCGTAAGTATCTCTACTGATAAGAATACATTGACATTAAATACAACAGATACCGCCAACGTAACAACTGGTATGACTGTTTCTATTATTGCTAAAGTGAATATTACCAATGGCGATGATACCAACCATGTGGTACGTGCCAAGAATTTGGTAACAGGTAACACTTCTGTTGTTTCCACTTCAGGTCCTGATGGTGTAGTTGCCAGTTATTCTTATGTGGATTTAACTAATGGCCAAGTATACATTCAAAATGCTGGATTGGTATCTCCAGGAAGCGCACAGATTCTTTATGTAACAGACTTGAAGAGCATCGCTAAGATTATTGACACAGGCGCCCCAGGAACTGTTCCTAATGTGTCCATGTTAGGTAGTCCCTCGTATGATATTACCTCACATTATAACTTTGATAATGGACAGAGAGATAATACCTACGAACACGCCAGAATCACTTTAAAACCAGGAGTTCCACAACCAAAAGGTAACATTCTGGTAATCTTTAATTACTATAAACATACCGGTGGTGATGGTTACTTTACTGGTATGTCTTATCTGTCACCAATCTCTACCAGTCCTGAAGCATACGGTTCTATTCCAAGTTATACAGCTAAAGATGGCACAACATACAATCTCCGTGATTGTTTAGATTGGAGACCTTCTCGCAAGAATGGTACTGCAACTAGAACTTTTGAATATACAGGTAATCCAGCGTCTGATGATACCGGTTTTTATATTCCACAAGACTTAACAAATTTCACAAGCAACTATTCTTACTATCTTGCTCGTAATGATATTCTTGTATTAAGTAAAGATAATAGTTTCCAAATTGTCAATGGCGTACCTTCAACGGTACCTGTATTACCTTCACCACCTGATGGTTCATTGGTCATTTCTAATTTGTTCAATGACCCGTATACCGCATTTATTCCAAGCGAAGCACCATCTGGTGTATTGCCTAATCTTTCTGTTCAAGCAGTTCAACATCAACGCTTTACAATGCAAGATATTTCCAACTTGCAAAATCGTTTGAACAATATTGAATATTACACAAGTCTTTCTTTACTTGAACAAAATACTCAAGCATTACAAGTACCAGATTCAAACGGTTTGAATCGTTTCAAAAATGGTATTTTGGTAGATGACTTCTCATCATTTGCTTCTATTGATACTGCTAATCCAGACTTCAATGCTTCTGTTGATACTGTTAATAAGATAATGTCAGCATCACAAACAGTTACAAATTATCCATTGCAATCTTCTGTATTGTATAATGCTTTGGGTAATGTTTCTAACACAGCATTATCTGGTTTAGGATTTGGTGTTAATTCTATTAATTATACTACTAATCAATTCTCGTTGCCATATACAACAACTGCATTAGTAACACAACAATTAGCATCTAATACAATCAGTTTAAACCCATTTACAACACCAATCTATCAAGGTTCTTTGGCAATTAATCCTCCAATGGACAATTGGGTTGATAATACTAAAGCGCCAGATTTATTGTTAGTTGATCCTAATATGACTTTGTATCAACAAAGTTCTACATTGAATGTGCTTCAAGTAGGTAATTGGCAAACTGTTCCTGGTTCACAATATTCAACATCTAGTTTCTTAGGTTATACAATTGGCCACGGCATCAATTGGAGTCCATTTGGTTATGTTGGTTACGGATCAACACAGGTTAATACCTATCAGTCACAAAGTCAAACAACATTGACAGGTTATTGGTCACAGTTACCTTCAACATATAATAACACAAATGGCTTTATTACTAATGTATCAATTCAACCATACATTCGTGCTCAAGATTTGACTGTTTCCGGTGGTTCATTAAAAGTAAATACACCATTAACAACATCATTTGATAATACGATTGTTGATCCATATATTTCATTACCAACTGTTATTGAATTGACTAATGTTTCCGGCACATTTGCTACAGGTGATATGATTGGTTATATTTCAGGTGGTAATTGGTATACAGTAGGTACTGTTCTTGATGTATACAATTATCCAAATACAACTAATACTCGTTTGTATGCTTTTGTATCATCACAAGCAATTACAGCAACTACAATTACAACCTATTACAATGCTAAGTTTGATGGCAATGGAAATTGGATCTCTGGTTCCGCTACTGCTTATGGTACTCCAAATGGTGGCGTAGTCAATGGTGTAACATTGAACATGACTGGTGGAGTTGTTGCTGCTGACAATGGAACTACAACAAGTGTTTCTGGTGGTGGTACATATGCAACTAATGTAACTCAAATTACTTTAAGTCCATTGGCATCTGCAACCAATAATTTCTATACTGGTTCTACAATTAGTATTACTTCTAATAATGGTTCAACTTCAACAACATATACTGCCAATGTAACAAACTATGTTGGTTCTACTAAAGTTGCTACATTAGATACACCAGTAAATATTTCTCTTGGTTATAATAGCACAGCAGGATTAATTACTTCATCTTACCGTATTCATGGTAATAAGAATTGGTCTAATAACACAAGTTATTTGTTAGGTATTTCTAATGGTGTTGCACCACAGATTTCAACCAATGAAGCTGGTTCATTCTCTGGTTTGTTCTCAATTCCAGCATCTACATTCCAAAATGGTCAAAGAATCTTCCGTGTAGATAATAGAACTGTGCCGACAGACCCAACATCAGCAACTACATTTGCTACGGCAACATTTACTGCTTCTGGTTTGTCCACAACATCACAGAATTTGGACTTCTCACCATCTATTGATTCTGCACCTAATACATTCTCAGCCACACAGTATCAATATAATCAATTGATTTCTACATCAACTGTTTATTCTAGATGGGATCCTGTAGCACAAACATTTATTATTGATAAACAAAATTATCCAAATGGTGTATTCTTGACTTCTGCAAAATTCTTCTTCCAGTCAAAACCAACTACATCAAATTCTCCTGTTCGTTTGTCAATCGTTGGCACTTTAAATGGTTATCCAAATGGTACAGAATTGGATCATTCTATTGTAACTATGACACCAGATATGATTAATGTATCCGATAATCCACATTATTTGGATTCTACAACATATACTGACTTTGAGTTTGATGCTCCTGTATTCATTCAGCCAAATAAATTATATGCCTTTGTTTTACATTCACAATCAACTGAATATAACATTTATTTGGCTGCACAAAATGCTACAGCAATTCCTTCTTCTGTTAAGAATTTGCCAACAGACCCAACACCAACTGTAATTACTAAGATTGGTGCTGCACCATATGTTGGATCATTGTTTGAATCACAGAACTCTATTACATGGACTGCTGACCAAACTAAAGCATTGATGTTTGTATTGAATCAAGCACAATATGATATCACTCAGAATCCTAAGATTCAATTTATTGTTCCAACAGGATTGCCAAATCGTAAATCCGTAGTTAATGATGTTAATCGTTTTGTTCAAGCAAATACAATTAGTAATTTGAGTGGCACATATTCAACATCAAATGTATTGTCTGATGCTTATAACATTACCACAACTGATTTGTTACCAACTACAACAAATATTAATTACACCTACAATGCAACAATTGCAAAAACAGGTTCTTATGCTGGCGAAACAACAGTTCAACCTGGTCGTTATGGTTCACCAACATTGAATAACATTTATTTGAATGATGGACAAGGCGAACGTGTATTAGTTGCCAACTCTAATAGTTCATTCTTGTTATACGCTTCATTATCATCTAATGATCCTAATGTTTCACCTGTTATTTCTGATGATGGTTTGGCAGTTTATAATGTTCAATGGAATATTAATAACTTACCAGTAACTAACTCACAGATTACTTTAGTTTCTGGTGGCTCTGGTTACAATAACGCCAACTCTATCTCAGTAACAGTATCTTCACCTGATGTTGCTGGTGGAACAATTGCTGTTCTTGGTGCCAATGCTGCTAACGGCAACATTGTTTCTGTATATGTCCAATCTGGTGGATCTGGTTATTTGGCACCACCAACAATTACTATTAACGATGCTAATACAACACCGGGTTCTGGTGCAACTGTTCAAACTGTTTCAGAATATTCACCAAAAGGTGGTAATGCTGCTACACGTTACATCACTAAGAAAGTGGTGTTAGCACCAGGAAATGATTCAGGCGACCTACGAGTATACTTGACTGCTTACCGCCCATCAGGTAGTAACATCTATGTCATGTATAAGATTTTGAGTTCATCTGATAGTTCTGCATTTACTGACCAATCGTGGCAGTTAATGACACCTGTAAATAATGGAAGTTTCTTCTCAACAACAATTGGTAATACACAAGAAATTGAATATGCTCCAGGTGTAAACAATATAGCAAACAACTATATTCAATATACAAGCACTAGCGGAACAACATACAAATCGTTTATTCAGTTTGCTATCAAAGTAGTTTTGACTACATCCGATAATACTAATGCTCCATACTTAACAGACATTAGAGCTTTGGCATTACCACCAGGAACAGGAATCTAATATGAATTTTGTTAAAGTAACAGGCACTTCTTTTGTGCGAGATATCAATTCTATGGGTTTGAGCAATACTGATACTGTTGCCAAAGACGAATATTATAGCAAGTTACGAATGATGAAGTCCCAAAAACAAGAACTAAATATGGTCAAAGAAGAAATTGACAATGTTAAAATTGAGATGAGTGAAATTAAGCAATTGCTCCAACTATTAATCAGTAAACAATAATGGCAAATAACGTAACCATACTTAGCTACGCCAATACCTTTGGTGATTGGGTAATCAATACCAATCAACTCGCCAATGAAGTCAATACTATTGGTAAAGGTAACTACACCAAAGATACTGGTCTTTTGACCATTAATTCTCCAGGTACTGGCCTACAAGTATCTAATAATTCATTGTTTACTGGTAATGTGGTTATTGCTGGAACAGGTCAAGCACTTCAAGTTAACCATGACGCCATTATTACTGGTAACCTGACTGTTGTTGGAAATACTTTATTCTCTGGTTATGAGATCGACCTAAAAGATATTAGTTCTAACACAATTCATGCCAATACTGGTACAATTATTACTCTAAATGTTACGGGTAATGAAACTGTTGGTGGAAACTTAGGCGTCACAGGAAATACAACTATTGGTGGTAACTTAACTGTTGCAGGTAATACCAATATTAACCTAAATGAGATTGTTGCTGGTACTATCACCGCCAATACTCTGGTGGCCAATAATTCCGCCACACTAAATACTGCTAATGTCACAAACAACCTAGGTATTGGTGGTAATACCTATATTACAGGTAGTCTGACCGTTACAGGAAATACCAATCTCACCATCGATAATATCAGTATGAATGAGATTGTGACTGGAAACCTAACTGTTAATGGTGATTTTTCTGGTACAGGTACCGCAAACTTAGCGACAAATATTCTGGCCACTTCATTGGCCTTTTCAATTGCATTAGGATAAATATAAAAAGGTAAAGAGAGAAATATAACATGGCAAACACCTTCAAATCGGCTGGTTTATCAAACGTTACAGCAAATACAGCACTATATTCTGTGCCTTCAGCTACTCAGACTACTGCCATTGGCCTTGTAGTTGCTAACAAAACTCAAGGTACTGTTACGGCAAACGTAACGATTAGTCGTGCCGCAAATACTTACTACATCATTCAACAAGCACCAATCGTTACTGGTTCATCTTTAGTTGTAATCGGTGGTGACCAAAAAGTTGTTCTTCAAGCTGGTGATGGTGTTAATATTTCAGCATCTGCCAACGTTGATGCTTTCATTTCTGTATTAGAAATCGCTTAAGGTAAACAATGAGTTACTTAGGATCTAGTAGTTCTCTATACGACCCAACAAGAAATACACCACGCAGCGCACAAGTATTTTCTGGTGATGGCGTTACTACCGTATTTAATTTACAATATTCAGTAGCACAATCTACTGACATTGAAGTTATTGTTGAAAACGTTATTCAACAACCAGATTATGCCTATACTGCAACAGGTAACTTACTTACATTTACTGGCACACCAAGACCTGGTACCAATAACATCTATGTTAATTACAATAGAACTGCTGGTCTAACTGGTACTGTTCCTGATGGTTCAATCTCATCTTCTAAATTAGCAACAAACATTCGTTTATTGGCAACAGACCAATACACAGGTAACGGCTCAGCAACTCAGTTTGCTCTCTCTGATACTCCTGCTGATGCAAACTCATTAGTTGTTACTGTTAATGGTGTAACACAAGCTGCACCAACAAACTATACAACAAGCGGTAACATTATTACTTTCACTTCGGCACCTTTAGCTGGTGCCAATGTGGTGATTCGTAACTTAGGCTTCAGAACAACATCAACATTGTATGCTTTAAGTGCTGGCACACCAATCGTTCAGCCACAGATTACTGGTGGTACAATCAATCTAGCATCTTCTGTTTCCACAACAAACGGATTCAACGTATACGATTCCACAGGTACTCAATTAAAAGCCGGTATCAATGCAAACTATGTGTTGACCTCTAATCCGTTCTTTCTAAATAGTAATACTGTTTCAGCTAACGTAACAATCCCAAGTGGTTACAATGCGTTTGCTGTAGGTCCTCTAACACAAGCCGGCAACGTATCTATTACAGTTGCTTCAGGTTCAAAATACGTTATATTCTAAGGTTAAAACATGGCGCTAATATATGACGGTACATCCGGTATAACATTTAATGATGGTACTCAGGTTGGCTCTGCAAGCCAGATGGGTATTCGGAATAGAATCATTAATGGCCATATGATTATTGACCAGAGGAATGCTGGAACTAATATAGTTCCAACAGGAAATCAATATTCAGTTGATAGATGGGTATATGCTACAAATACCGCTAGCAAAATGAACATCAAACAAAACCAAGGCGGTGTTACTCCTCCAGCAGGTTTTACAAATTATCTTGGTGCTAATACTGCTACTGCGTATACAGTTACAAGTTCTGATTATTTTGCTTTTATACAAAATATTGAAGGATATAATTGTTTTGATTTGGCATGGGGAACTGCTGGTGCTAAAACTTGTACCTTATCTTTTTGGGTTCAATCTTCTTTAACTGGCACTTTTGGTGGAGCAATTAATGCTACATCAACACCATACACATACCCATTTACATATACTATCAATTCAGCAAACACCTGGCAATATGTAACTATATTAATTCCTGGTTTAACATCAGGAACAATGAATTTGACAAACGGAGTTGGATTGCAAGTTTGGTTTGGTATGGGCGTAGGTTCAACATATAGTGCCGCTCCAGGAGCTTGGACATCAGGAAATTATCTTTCTGCTACAGGTGGAACATCAGTAGTTGGTACGAACGGTGCAACATTCTACATCACTGGTGTTCAGTTTGAGAAAGGCTCTGTGGCCACTCCGTTTGATTTTAGATTGTATGGTAAAGAGCTTCTGATGTGTCAACGTTATTATGCAAAATCTTACGCACAAGGAACAGTACCAGGTACTGCATCAATCTATAACGGAGCTTTACAGAGTTATGTTGGTACTGGTAGTAGTGGAGCTTCTTTACCATTTAGATTTCCGGTTTCCATGAGAGCAGTGCCAACTATTACTTTTTACGATTTGGCTGGAACATCAGGAAAAGTTTACGCTAATGGTAATGGTGTAACTCCAGATGCTCAAACATCTTATTATGGTACAGATGGTGCATACTTTGGTCAAACAAGTGTAACAAGTGGTGGTGTTCAATTGCTTGCTCAATATACTGCCTCAGCGGAGTTATGATATGTATAAATTAATTAAAAATAGAATTACGAATAATGATGATGGTGTAATTCGCCTCTCTGACGGTGCTATTATTCCATTTGACCCCGATAACACCGATTACCAAGAGTACCTTAAATGGTTATCAGAGGGTAACACACCAGAGGCAGCAGAATAATGGCACTAATT